ACCATTGGCACGCATCGCGGCCGGCGGTTTATCGTGATCCTGGAGCCTGGCGACGTTATCGGGTTTCGGCCTGAACGCACGCGCACCGTATTTTATACGACGTTAGCAGCATGTTTTGACATGGCAGTCCGGCAACATGTCGCCGCTAAACGTGCAGCGAAAAAGAAAGGTAAACAATGAAACCGGAAACCCTCTACGAATGGCTAGGCGAATGCCTGGCGGCCGCATGCGTGATTGCCTTGCCTTTTGTTTTGCTGTTTATTGGCGCAGCTCTAGGGCTGTCCTAATGCTCTGGCGTAACCTGTCGGCGCTACGGCGCCGGCGATTACTTAACCTGCAGGCTCATGCCGAGGTGGCGGCCGCGCATGGCGATACGGCGTACAGCCGGAAAGCCCTGCGCATTTATTGGCGTTTTAACCCGGCCGTAAAGCCCTGGAATCTATGGTAAATCTGCCCGAATCCTGGCCATTTCCTGATGCGGTAATCGCGCCTGATCCATCGGATCCGCCGGTAATCGCGGATAAAAGTATTGACACGGCCAAAAAGCCCAGTATTATGGGCCTGCGTGGTAATCGCGGCAGGTCTGTGAAACCCCCGGTAATCGCCGGGGATATTGATGATGCACCTTTTTAATTGGAGATTGACATGACCACCTTGAATAAACTCGACTCGTTTGAAGTAATCGCGGAGCAAGAGCGCCAGGCATGGATTGCTGGCGATACAGTAAAGGCCACGATGCTGGCCAGACTGGCGGATGCCGTCGAAACCACGGAAGGTGAAGACGATCGCCTTGGCGAAAGTTATGCCGATGGTGAAAAGACAGGCCGGGCTGACGGTATTTGCACGGTGCGCGAAGCTATCCAGCCGGTTATGGACGAGCTGGAGGAACTGGCCTACGGCAAAGGCGCCATCAAGAAAGCCGAATTCGTGGCCGTGTTTGAGCGGCTTACCAAGGCATTGGATGATGCCGAATGAGCTACCATATCAAACCCCAGGGCGACAGCTTTCTGGTCATCAAGACCGCGGATCCGAGTAACCCGAAGGACCGCATGGCCGAGCGGATTGTCGCAGTGTGCGGTAATCTGCCCGACGCGACCGCCGTATTGAAGGGGTTGTACTGGGTGGCGGCTGCGGAAAATACGCAAGTCAACGCCCGCGGACAACATTGACAGTCCTGCGGTAATCGCGTATCCTTTGACAATTGGAGGCAACATTATGGGCCTGAAAAAAGTCGTTCGGTTTATCTCGCAAGCTGAAAAACCAGTGAGCCAGGTGTTCGATACTGGCCGGCGTGGCAATCCAATGATGGGCTGCGACTGCGTGCAGTGCTTCGGCTATTGTTCGGTCAATTTTGAAATAGCGGAGCGAGAGAAAGCGGAGAAACGGCAGGCACCGGGAGATGACGAATGAAACGCGCGGTAATCGCGGCTGCTTTACTGGCGCTGACCGGCTGCACAGTTGTCAACGAGCATAAGCTGCCGCCGGCTGATTGGCCCGCGCTGGAAATAACTGTTGAGCGCAATGGCTTTTGGGAAACTCAGGAAAAGTGCGGACGCAACGTGGCCGAAGTGCTGTTAATTGGGCCTGCGCTTGGCTGCATGTGGGTCAATTTTGACGAGATGCGCTGCCGGATATACCTGTGGCTTGATGTATTGGAGCATGAAATGCTGCATTGCCGGGGGTATGACCATTACGGATCGTCCGACCTGGCTGACTATTGGGAACAGTGGAAAAAGGATAATCAAAATGTGCAACGGTAATTGCGATCAGGGTCGGCGCTGCGACTGCGTAACCAGCGATTTTCTTGACGGACTGATTACGTTGGGCTTTGCGGTGGCAATGCTGGCGGCTGGCGGCGTTATTGGGTTTCTTGTTGGCTTTTTGGTGGGGGAGTGAAATGACCTTCCTAACCGAACTAGCCGAAGTCCTAGCAAACGCTAATAACGCAATGGCTGGAGTATTCCTCCGCAGTCACGCCAAAGAAATCGTCGCGCTGGTCGAGGCTGTGCAGCAGGAACACGGGGGAGAAATCAACAATCCCCGATGCCCGATCTGCAACGCCCTCGCCGCGCTGGACAAGGAGCCAATAGACCCCAACAAATGGGCCTTTGACCGCGGGCTGGAGAGCTACTGATATGAACAATTGGATCCTCGGGGTAGACCCTGGCCTGTCTGGCTGCATGGCGATGCTCCACAAAGGCGCCGTTGATGTGTTCGACATTCCGACCACCACGCGCACGGTCAACAAGAAAGAGAAACGCCAGATTGACCCGTATCAACTGGCTGCCTGGCTGGAGATACAGCGCCCGCTAATCAAATTCGCCGTGGTTGAACAGGTTGGTACCATGCCCGACCAGGGTATCACGTCCGCATTTAATTTTGGCTTTACAACAGGTTGTATTCACGGTATTATTGCAGCCTGTGGTATTAAAATACGTACGGTACCGCCGCAGGTGTGGAAACGAAAATATGGGCTGCTCGGCCAGAACAAGGACGCCAGCCGCGGGGAAGCAAGTCGCAGGTTCCCCGAGTTCACCCACCTGTGGCCATTAAAGAAGCACGATGGCCGGGCAGAAGCGGCGCTGCTGGCACTTTATGGGAGTGAGACGACATGATCCCCTCGATTGCAGATCAGTTGCTGTACATGGGCCTGGGCGCCGGCATTATGCAACTAATCCATGAATACTACGCTTTCAAACCTGACCATGGCCGGGTGTTCGGTGCCATCCAGATGGTGTTGTTCTGGACTTACTTGTTGGTGAAGACGTGAGTTACCTCGCCGCCTTCGCTGCATCCTTCGTCTATATCTGTTTGAAGGCCATGCAGCAGATCAACGTGGTGCGGGACGCGCAGCGGTGGATCCTGCCCACATCCTTGGGTATGACGGCGTGCGAGTTCTACATCGTAGGCTACATCGCCGCGGTCGGGCCGACGCTGCCGGGCATCATGGCTATTGGTATTGGCTCCGGCCTGGGCTGCCTGCTGGCTATGCGGATACATCGCAAGTGATCTACATCCTGTACGTCGCCTACATTGTCACGGCATCCGGCGTGCCGCACCCGCAGCAGATCGGGCCGTTCAAAGGCATTATCGCCTGTGAACACGCTGCCGCTCAAGTCCAAGCAGTTGACAACCGCATCCGATCCACGGTATGCTTATCGTTGAACCATAAACCAATGCACTGGAATGGAAAGGAACTCCCAAAATGACCCTCCCGACCGACGCTGCCGCCCGCAAAGCCATTCCGGTGTACAGCGGGTTCATCAAATATTTCCCCCGCGGCATGATCGCCGTGGCCCAGTTGTCCAAGATCGGTAACGAACAGCACAACCCTGGCCAGCCTCTTTACTGGGATCGGTCGAAGTCCGGTGACGAGATGGACGCACTGGTGCGGCACATGCTGGACGACGCCATGGGCGTGCCAGTGGACACTGACGGGGTGCTGCACGCCACCAAGCTGGCCTGGCGCGCGATGGGCAATCTGGAGAAGCTGCTGGAGAATAAAGCGGCAAATACCCGGAACGGGGTGAAATGATGCCCTATAAAGACGTTACCAAGAAACGGGAGAATGACCGCAAGTATTGGCTGAAGGTCAAGGGCGCCGGCCCTTTGCCGGTATCAACCGCCATGAACCGAGCCATAGATGTGGTACAACACATTAAGATCAAGGTGCCGAAGCACGGACTAAAGATTGCCTACATCCCGGACGCGCAGGTCATGCCGGGCGTTGACATGCGGCACCTGTTCTGGTGCGGGCAGTATCTGGCAGAGAAGCGCCCGGACGTGATTGTCTGTGGTGGCGACTTTGGCGACTTTCCCAGCCTGTCACGCTTTGGCCGCGGGGAACGCAAGTTTGAAGGGCTGCGCTACCGCCGGGACATTGACGCTTTCCATCAAGGCATGGAACTGTTGATGACACCGATTGCGCTGGCCAAGAACTACAAGCCGGCGCTGCACTTCACCCTTGGCAACCATGAAGACCACATCAATCGCATCACGCAGGAGCACTCCTTTCTGGAAGGGCTGATCTCGCAAGACGACCTGCACTTGGCTGACTATGGCTGGAACGTTCACCCGTTCATGCAGCCTATTGCCATTGCCGGCGTGGCCTTCTGCCACTACTTCCCGAGCGGCGGCCTGGGTCGCCCAATCACGACCGCGCGCGACATCCTGAACAAGCTGCACATGAGCGCCATTGCCGGCCACCAGCAGGGCCGGGACATTGCGTACGGCAAGCGGGCTGACGGGCGCCAGATGACGGCGATCATCAGCGGTAGCTTCTACCAGCACGACATGAGCTACCTGTCGCCATTTACCAACGCCCACTGGCGCGGTATGTGGCTTCTCCATCAAGTTAAAAATGGCGAATTTGACGAGATGGCACTTTCAATCGACTACCTGAAACGGAGATATGCGTGAGCAACACCGTAGACGCAAACGTGTTACGAGCGGTGTTCGCCGCGCGCGTGTCGCTGGCCAAGCTGACCAAGGCCGAAGCGGTAACGCACGCGAAGGATGAATGGGAAAAGACCCAACGCTGGGTCGCGTCTGCCAGCAGCAAGGAAGGGTCGTTCGTCTGGTTCTGCCAGGAGTTTGACTTGGACGAGTCCGCAGTCCTGCGGGCAATACGGGAGCGGCGGAAATGAGTGGCGCGGATAAAGAATACAAGTTCGGTCCAAAAAATAACTGGCGGCGCTCAGTGTGGAACCAAATTAAAGCAAGGCTCAGGGTTCCCGCCAAAGACGCGCTTGTGCTGTACTTGGCCGGCCCCGGTGATTATGACCGCGAGGTAGCAGTAAGCAAAGGGTTCAGGGCAGACAATCTAATATCAGTGGAGCGCAACAGCGCCGTGCTGTCACAGTTGCGAGAGAAAGACGTGCTGACGATCCGAGGCGATTTTGTGGATGCCGTAAGAACGTGGCCCGCAAAAAAGCCGTTTGATGTGGTGTTTGGCGACTTCTGCGGCGACTTGTCGCAAGGTCTGCTTGACGCCATAGGTTGTTTTGCGGTGGTTCGGCAAACCCAACGCAGTGTATTTGCGTTTAACTTTCAGCGCGGGCGGGACGCGACGCTACGCAATTTACGGGCAAAGACCCCCCACATTAAACACCGAGGCGAGTTGCTGGCCGAGGCGTTAGCCTGCGTCGAGTCTCCTTCCTATTTATCTTATCGGAGTGGAACGCTTTTGTTTGATTCCGTCGTGTATTTGTCTGTTTTAGAGGCTAGGCGCCGCTTTACAGATGATTACCGGGCGGACGCTTTTGCCTTTCTCGCAAAGTCGCGGCGCCGTATCGCAACAAGCCCACTAGGGGCCACCCATCCGTTGTGTTTAAAGGAGTTAGAAGCTGCCCAAGAGTATTTGAATGCGGCTACTGTGTTTGAGCCTTACGACGCAGCCTTGCAGCCGCTTGTCGCGCAAAACACTAAAGAATGGCGGGGTGATGTTCCGACGCGGACTAAACGCAGTGCGGCTGCGATAAGTGCCATTCACACCCGCAGAGCGGCGTGCTAACTCCCCGCCCATATCAGATCGAAGGCCGGGATTTTCTGGCCAGCCGCACACGCGCCCTGCTGGCCGATGAAATGAGGGTCGGCAAGTCCTGCCAGGCGATCATGGCTGCGCACAAGCTGGGCGCGCAGTCCATGTTGGTGACGTGCCCTGCCATCGCCGTGCCCCACTGGCACCGGGAGATCGAAAAGTGGTGGCCGTCGGGTCCGCTGCCGAAAGCGCAGGTGCTGTCCTACAACAAGGCCACGACCCTGTGGGAAGAAGGGTTCAGTCAGCCCCGGTTCGACGTGTTCATCCCGGACGAAGCACATTTTGCTAAGACACCAACCGCCAAGCGCACACGCATGGTCTACGGCAAGACCGGGTTTGGTCAAGCCGCCGGCGCCATCTGGCCGCTGTCCGGCACACCCGCACCGAAGCACGCCGCCGAACTCTGGCCGATGCTGAAAGCCTTTGGCGTGGTCGGCATGGATTACCAGGCGTTCATCGAACGCTACTGCGTATACGACAAGTGGGCCGACAAGATCCGCGGCACCAAGCAGTCCATGATCCCGGAACTGCGCACCCTGCTGGCGACCGTGATGCTGCGCCGCACCCGCAAGGATGTGGCACCGGACATGCCGGCCATTGACTTTCAGTTCCTTGAGATCACACCGACCACCGCGGCTGACCTGCCGGCGGGCATTGACACCGAGCACCTGGAAGACAACCCGACTTCGATGCAGGCCGAGCGTATTGCCGTGGCGCAGTCCAAGGTGCTGCCGCTGGCCAAGAACATCGACTTTGCCATCAGCAACGAACTGCTGAAGCAGACCGTGGTGTTCGGCTGGCACACCGAGCCACTGGAGCACTTGACACGGCTGCTGAATTCTCTTAATATAAAGACCGAACTGATTACCGGCAAGACGACGCCGGTGCAGCGGGAGCGGATACAAAATAATTTTCGTAGTGGCTTGACACAAGTTATTGCCGGGAATATTATGAGTTGTGGCACGGCGATTGATCTTAGTTCCGCCAGTCACGGCCACTTTTTAGAGCTAGATTGGGTCAGTGGTAACAATGTGCAGGCCGCCAACCGGCTGGTCAGCATGGAGAAAAAAGAGAAGGTCACGATTGACGTGGCCACGGTGCCGGGAACGATTGATGACGGCGTGCAGCAAGTGTTAATGCGTCGAGTTAAAGAGTTGTCAGCGTTGTATTAATTAAAACATGGCTTATAAAAATCACGAAGATTTACTTGAGTATCGGCGTCAATACCGCATTAAGAATCGAAAACGGATGAACGCATACGCCCGCCAATGGCAAAAAAATTACCGCATAAAAAACGGAGAAGCCGTTAGCGCGTATAAATCCGAATACGATTTGAAACGAAAGTATGGGATAAGCTCTGCCGAGCGCGACGCAATGCTGCAGGAACAGGGCGGGGCGTGCGCCGTATGCAAAACAAAAGAACCAGACGGAAACGGCCGGTGGCGGGTAGATCATTGCCACGTTTCTGGAAAAGTACGAGGGATACTGTGCTCTTCGTGCAACTTGGCATTAGGGCTTATGAAGGACAACATTGCTTCGTTTCGCAGAGCCATTATCTATTTAAATAAGGAAAACAACGAATGATCGAAGTCACATTTAAGTTTGACAGCATTGAGAAAGCTATCGCTACACTGGGTTCGCTGATGAAGGGCGCCGCACCGGTGCCGAACATTGAGAATCCGGCGAAGCCCGAAGGCGCACTCGCTGGCAAACAACGTAAACCCCGTGCGGATGCAGGCAAGGCGCGCGGGCCGTACAAAGACAATGGGGTGGCTACGCCGCCGGCGCCCGCCGAAGCGGACAATGCCCAACCGTCGGGAGAAGTGCCTGCGGAAGTCACCCCGCCCGAAACCGCAGCGCCGAAGGAGACTACAATCGCAGCTGACTCCGTGCAACAGCCGACGGAACCCGCTTCGGCCGCTGCGGCCACCCAAGAGCAAGCCCAGGCTGCATTGGAATCTTTGTTCGCAACCAAAGGGCTGCCAACGGCGCAGGCCACAATGGCACTGTTTGGCGTGTCGCGGCTGCGTGACATGAAGCCGGAAGACTACGGCCAGTTCGTGATTGCGGCGCAGGAGGCAACCAAGTGAACTACCGCCCGCAATATCCGATGGCTAACTACTTCTACTGCTTGTCCGAACTGGTCGCCTTTGACCTGCCGGTGGACACATTCATCTTGGGCTGGATCGCCAACGAGGAAAACCAGTAATGGCGTTTCACGCCAAGCTGTCAGCGTCAGCCGCACACCGCTGGATGAACTGTCCAGCTAGTGTGCGGCTGTCAGAAGGGGTGCCGCACGTTGAAAGCCCGCACGCCAGTCTTGGCACCATGGCGCACTCAGTGGCGGCGTATTGTTTGAAGCATAAGCTGCCGGCCAGCGCCATCTTGGACGATCATGCCGACAGCGTGCAGTTCTACCTAGACTTCTGCCGTAAACAGAAAGGCACACACGCGATTGAGATTGACTTAGCGCCTGCCTTGGCCCGCATCGACCCGGACACTGGCGGCACGGCGGACTTCGTATGCTGGACGGAAGACGGCAAGCACCTGCTGGTGGCCGACTTCAAGTTCGGGACTGGCGTGCCGGTAGCGGCGGAAGACAACAAGCAGTTGAAAATGTACGCGCTTGGCGCTATGCTGTCCCTGTTCCTTTGCCCGGAAACTGTGGAAGTGGCCATTGTGCAGCCCCGGCTGGAGGATCCAGAGCAGTGGGTCAAGCGCAGCACCTTTCGGGCCATTGATCTCTTGGACTTCGCCGCGGATGTGCAGGAAGCGGCAGTGAAGGCGCGGCTACCGGACGCGGAGCCAGTGCCGGGCGAAGAACAATGCCGTTGGTGCCAGGCGGCGAAGGCGAAGCGGTGTTCGGTGGCCGTCAAGACTGGCTACCGCAAACCCGCTGGCGCCAAGATTAAAGCAGATGACTTTGCGGTAATGACGGGACCGTGAGCCTGACGTAATTTTCTCCCCCGTCACTTTAGGAGTAACACACTATGGGTACCCGAGTTCGTATCAACGATGTCCGTTTCAACTTCACCAACAACCTGTTCACCGCCGGCAAGGCCAAAGGCAACGACAGTGGCAAAGAGAAGTTCAGTGTCGTCGCCATCTTCGGACGTGAGCATCCGCAGATTGCCGAGATCAAGGCGGCACTGCTGGAAGCTGCAACCGCCAAGTGGGCGGCCAAAGCGCCAGAAGTGCTGAAGCAACTGGCGGCTGGCGACCGCATCTGCCTGCACGACGGCGATGCCAAGAGCGACCACGCGGGCTACGCGGGCAACTACTTCATCAATGCCAGCAACGAACTGCGCCCGCTGGTCATCGGCCCGAACCGGGAGAACCTGGTGGTGGCGGACGGCAAGCCCTACTCCGGGTCTTACGGCAACATCATCCTGGAGTTCTGGGCGCAGGACAACCAGTTCGGCAAGCGCGTGAACGCTTCGCTGCTGGGTGTGCAGCACACCAAGGACGGCGAACGCCTGTCCGGTGGCGGGATTGCCGCGGCGGATGACTTCGAAGCCATCCAGATGCCGCCCCCGGCTGCAGGTTCCGGCGGTGGCAGCAGCGGCGCAGCAGCACTGTTCTAAAAGACGGCCCTTCCCCGCCGGCGCTGTGTGGGCTGGCGGGGTCTTTTTCTTCTGGAGAATTCAATGGCCGCTTACTACAACGAGATTGATCCCTACGCCGCCCAGTGGCTGCGTAACCTGATCGCCGCGGGGCACATTGCGCCGGGCGACGTGGACGAAAGGAGCATCAACGATGTCAAAGCCGACGACCTTAAAAACTACACCCAGTGCCACTTCTTCGCCGGCATCGGGGTCTAGTCTTATGCCCTCCGACTCGCAGGCTGGCCCGACGACCGGCCTGTGTGGACTGGAAGCTGCCCCTGCCAGCCATTCAGCGCAGCAGGAAAGCAGCAAGGAACCGCAGACGACCGGCACCTCTGGCCAGTCTGGTCAGAACTTATCCGCCAGCGAAAGCCTGCGGTTGTCTTTGGTGAACAGGTTGAAGCAGCAATCCGCCACGGCTGGCTCGACCTTGTTCAAGCTGACCTGGAAGGAATCGACTACGCCTTCGCAGCGGCCGGTATCCCTGCTGCGGGCTTCGGTGCGCCGCACATCCGACAGCGATTGTGGTTCGTGGCTGAGTCCAACCAGTTGCAGTCCGAACAGTTTGCGCGGTCAGGGGCAAGACCCGGAGTTGCGGAAGGCGCAGGGTCATGCGGTGAACCTGCAAGATCAGGTACGCCTCGCCGGCTGGGTAACAACAACAACAACAACAAGGGACTGGAAGGACACTGCGGCGGACATCAAGCCGAGGGAGGATGGGACGGAGCGGTTCGATCAGCTGCCGCGGCAGGCGAATCTGGCGGGGTGGCAGACTCCGAAAGCGATGGACGGGGTGTTCTCGACACCACGAACGTCGGATCGTCCGATGCACCGAGCAACGCATCTGCAAACGCAGACGATGGCGCAACTGTCCGACAAGAGCGACCTCCCGGCCAACGGGCCGGCCCGACTAACGGCCACTGGCGAAATGCTGATTGGCTCCACTGCCGGGATGGAAAGTGGCGGCCAGTTGAACCCGGCACATTCCCGCTGGCTCATGGGGCTGCCAGCCGAGTGGGACGCCTGCGCGCCTACGGCAACGCGATCGTCCCGCAGGTCGCCGCAGAAGTCATCTCAGCCTACATGCTTGGCTGATCTCCTGTGACCGAACCCGTCGCCCACGGTGACTTTGAAACCCGCAGCGCCGTTGACCTGCGGGAAGTCGGGTTGCACAACTACGCCCGCCATGAATCCACGGATGCGTGGTGCTTCTCCTGGGCCATCGGGGATATGGAGCCGGAAGTCTGGGTGCCCGGCGACAAGTTCCCTGACGTAATGCGGCGACACATTGAATCCGGCCGGCAGTTCCATGCCTGGAACGCACCTTTTGAATTGGCGATCTGGAGCGAAGTCATGCGCCGTCGTTACAATTGGCCCGCCATTCGGCCCGAGCAGACGCATTGTGTGATGGCCCGCGCCTACGCAATGGGGTTGCCTGGGGCGCTGGAAGATGCCGCTCTGGCGCTGGGCCTTCCGCTGCTGAAGGATACTGAAGGTAGAGCGCTTATGCTTCGCATGTGTAGGCCGCGCAGCAAGCCCAACCAGCCGATTGCATGGTGGGATGATCTGGATAAGCAAGAACGACTGCGCACGTATTGCCAGCAAGACGTTCGTGTCGAACGTGAAGTTGGCCGCCGCGTGCTTCCGCTCTCGGACAAGGAACGCCAAGTCTGGTTGCTGGACTACCAGATCAACCAGCGTGGCGTGATGATTGACGTGCCCACGGCCAAGGCAGCGATCACCCTGGCTGATACCATGAAGGTGAAATATGACGAACAGATGGCCGAAGCCACCAATGGTGCCGCGACTTCATGCACGGCGCTTGCTCCGATCAAGGAGTGGCTTAATCAACAAGGCTGCCACAAAGCACTCGTTGGCTTGGCTAAAGCGGATGTCACGGAACTGCTGGCCGACGATACCTTACCCGCTGCTGCCCGACGTGTCCTGACACTGCGGCAAGAGGCGGGCAAGGCCAGCAATGCCAAGTTCAACGTCATGGTCAACCAAGCCGGCGACGATAACCGGCTGCGCAATCTAGTCCAGTATCATGGTGCCGCCACCGGGCGCTGGGCTGGCCGCGCGGTGCAAGTCCACAATCTAGTCCGTGATATGCCGAAGGCTCACATCATTGAGCACGTATTGGAACTGGTGCGGGGCGGGCAGCATGAAGCTATCGACATGATCTACGGGCCGCCACTGTCCATGGTGTCCCGGTGTATGCGGTCGTTCTTTACGGCAGCGCCCGGCAAGATGCTGCTGGCGGCGGACTTCTCAAACGTCGAAGGGCGGGGCGCTGCGTGGTTCGCTGGCGAACACTGGAAGATCGAAGCCTTCCGCGCAGCCGACGCCAAGACAGGGCCGGGCATCTACGAGTTGGCCTATGCCAAGTCGTTCAACGTGCCGGTGGAGTCTGTCAAGAATCCCTCGGAAGAACGGCAGGTCGGCAAGACGATGGAGTTGGCTTTCGGCTACCAGGGTGGGGCCGGCAGCTTTCATGTGATGGGCAAAACTTACGGAGTGAAAGTCACCGATGAAAAAGCAGACGAGTTCAAAAACGCCTGGCGCTCGGCGCACCCGCGCATCGTCGGCACGTGGTATGGCATCCAAAGGGCGGCAATCAGCGCCGTCAAAAACCCCGGCGAAGTCTACGCTTGCGGCCACCCCGGTCGCCAAGCCAAGTTTAAAGTGGCCGGTTCGTTTCTATGGTGCCTGCTGCCAAGCGGTCGCGCAATTTGCTATCCGTATCCGAAATTGCTGGAAGGCGAATACGGGCCGCAGCTGACCTACATGACCAACCCTTCCCCGGACGACCGGAAGAAGGGCAAGGTCATCAAGGATCCGCAGAACTCGGCCAACTGGGCGCGGGTCGGCACCTACGGCGGCAGCCTGTTCAACAACATTATCCAAGGCACCTGCCGTGACCTGCTGGCGGATTGCATGTTGCGTTTGTCCGCCCTTGGTGCTAACATAGTTCTTCACGTCCATGACGAAGCGGTTGTGGAAGTTGACGCGGACAAGGCAGAAGCCGCGCGCCAGAAGATGCAGGAGATCATGCGAACCCCGCCCGAGTGGGCTGCCGGGTTCCCCCTTTGGGCTGACTGCGGAGCGATGAAACGATATGGTAAGTAAACTTGACGCCGCCATCGCCCTTGCAGCCAAGGGCTTTGAGGTGTTCCCGATCAAGCCGGGGGCGAAGTTCCCGCCCTTGGTCAAGGACTGGCCCAATAAGGCATCCAATATTGTCCAATTCTTTGGCCCGTGGTGGGACAAGAACCCGGACGCGAACATCGGGATCCACGCCAAAGGCATGATTGTCATTGACGTTGACGTCAACAAGGGCGGTGACGACTCGCTGGCCCTACTGGAGATGACGCACGGGTTTCCTGAAACCCTTACAACGATCACCCCAACTGGC